TAGCGCACGTATTAAAGCCGCTTGTACGTTGCGGGGCTAAGTATAAAATCGCGGTTATGTATTTATATTTTTGACCCTTAATAGTTTTCGCGTTATTATCTATATTTAATAATTTTTTTGATTTGTATAATTTCACAATTTTTGACCTTCATTTATATGTAATTCTATTTGACCCTCATTTTCATAAATACCAAAAAAATCATATTCAAATAAATCACTTTCATTTGAATAAATAACAACGTCTTTATTTTGATTATATTTTTCTAATTTTTTAATTAATTCTTTTAATTTCATATTAAAAACAATCCGCGCAATAGCGCTTATCAGATTTAGAGTACCAATCAGGGGCAATGAGTACCCCACAACAGCGGCAATTTAAAAAAATATCACCCAATTTAGAATTGTCTTTTTTTGGTCTTGTTTTTTTAATTTTAATATAATCTTGAATATTTGTGTATTCTTTTGCTTTCATAATTTTAACTTTCTAATATGGGACAATAAATTATATTGTCCCATATTGCAACGCCTATTTTTTTACTTCCATATCAGGCGTTAATTTTAAAGGCTCGGAAAAATTTAAATTATTTAGTTTTTTTTCTAATGCATTCATTCTTTTATTAGTTATATGATTAAATTTTCCTTGAGCCTCGTTAACGTCTTGGATACTTTTAAAGAATTCAAGAAGTGATTTATCGTCAAAAACAGTTTTCATTAGTTTACACTCTTATTCTGTAATTTAAGCTGTTTTGATTTATCCCATATGATATTTAAGCCCGCCAAAATTTGGGTTAGTTGTGTTTGTAGTTGTTCAGGTACTCCACACTCCCAAATTTTATGCTTAGATGCTTTTTTATATAGTTTTAACTCTTTTAGCTTTTTACCTTCAGGCTTGTTTTCTACCTTCTGTTGCGCGATCACTTGCGCCCACTCTCGCAATTGCTCTCGGCAATCTTCAGGCAAAATACCTTTGCCGTAAGTATCACCAGAAAAATAACTTGATTTTCTGTCTTCTTCTCTAAATTTATAATTTAAATTTTCTTTTAAATTATTATCTTTTATTTTACCAAAAAACGTGACCGCTTGACGTTGCGCAATTTCAAAATTTTCTAATGCTTTTTGTAAATTGTTTATAACAGTATCAGCTTTTATTTTCTTAGCTAGATAAGTCATGGCGTTTTCTGTTTCTTCAGTTAAAACCGCTTTTAACTCCAATTCAGCTAAATTAATCACGGGATCTAATTCTTCATCAACCCGTTGTTCTAACTTTGTGATTTGGTACTTAGTCGGATATTGTGTTTTACTCATATTATATACTCCTATTATTTGTTTTAATATCCCATAATTAAATACTGATTTTTTTCTGAATTGCAAGTCTTTTTGTACTCTAAAAATTAATTTATTTTCAGATCTATTTTTCAAGCTGTTATTGTAATTAATTCTAGTTTTTTTGCTGTTTATAATCATTACAAAGTATAAGTCATTAAAAGTCATTATTAAGCCGCTCCACGCCCCCCGCTTCTAGCTGAAACTTTTTGAGCGGCTAGCCGCGCGCCGCTTGCGCCTGTGCTTTTTGTATTTGAATTTTCGCTTGTAAGTTGTGGCGCGCCGCTTGTGCTTTTAAATGTGAAGTTTTATTTTTTTTTTCACGTGAAACTAATTTCAGGTCCATTGGGGACGCGATTTCAGTTAACCAACCAACGGACCAGAAATTAGGACCTATTAAAGATCTTTAGTAAATAGCCACGCGGCCCAAATTCCAAAAACTAGGACCGCGCAACCCAGCACTATAAAAACTACCATAGTAGCCCGTAGCTAAAAGCGTTTAAAATAGTTAGGACGGCCCAAAGGCCGCCCACAAATGCTAAATTCAATATTACGAATTTCATCATATTTATTGAACCTCCAACCACGCTAAACGATTTCTATTCTTCAGATCTGATAATTCAGATCTTGCATTCTGATTGCTTGGATTACATCTTAGAATATAAACCAACTCAACCATTCGTCTTTTTATTTCAAAGTATGACATTTTTTATTCTCCTATATATTCCTATAATCAATAAACCAATAAAAAGTATTATCAAGAAAATAATGTGCTAATTAGAATTATTCTAAAAGATAATTTATTATTATCTTGATTATAGAATTTATAGGATTATATAAGATACTGAAAGCGAGGAAATAAAATATGAAAAATGAAAAAATAGTTTGTACATATTGCAAGTCAGATAAGATTGAATATGTACCCGCACCATTTCAGGGGCAAGATCCTTGGTTTGATGTGAGATACGAGCAGCAAGAGAACGGAAAATTTAAGGCTGTTATTCGTGGGGACAACGGCAAAAAAGATAACGCTGATGTCAGCACAATTAACACTAGTGTCATGCTCTATAATGATAGCCGCCCTTGGTTCAACTGTCTTAGCTGTACAGCAGAATTAGATGGCTTCAGGGACGTTGATTACAAGCCTCTAAATAATTCTATACAGTTAGAATTTAACTTTACTTAAAGAGTTCCACGCGGCCCGCCTCGATTAACTCGAGGCGGGTTTTTTTAGATCTGGTCCTACAACTTGTGCGTGTGCCTCAATAGAGGTACCAAAATCGACACAAAAAGATTAGAGACCGAAGGACATTATTCATAAGTTATTTAGTATGTAACTAAATGTTAGTATGTAATGTCGGATTTACAGGGTTTACCACCCCAAAATCATTATTGATTTATCTACGAATACCGAATAAATTAACAATCGTTGGAAACATTAACTAAAAAATTTTACAAAAAATTTTTTTCAAAATGCATATTGATCTAGATAAAATAAAAAAACTCCCACCAGACGTGAAAAAAGACTTCATGAAGATGTACCTGAAGCTCGACGAAAAGAAAAAGATACTAAAAGTCAAAGACGACTTCCTGTCATTCGCCAAACACATGTGGCCTGAGTTTATAGAAGGCGAGCATCATAAGATTATTGGAGACAAGTTTAACGATCTAGCAAAAGGCAAAGTCAAAAGACTGATAGTCAACATGCCACCAAGACATACCAAGTCTGAGTTCGCCAGCTCCCTGCTACCCGCTTGGATGATCGGACGACAACCTAAATTAAAAATTATTCAAACCACTCACACAGGAGAACTTGCAATTAGATTCGGGCGTAAAGCTAAAACATTAATGGACAGCCAAGAATATAAACAAGTCTTTGAGACAAGACTCAGAGAAGATAGTCAAGCAGCGGGCAGATGGGAAACAGAACAAGGTGGTGAATACTTTGCATCTGGTGTCGGTGGTGCAATCACTGGTCGTGGTGCTGATCTTTTAATTATTGATGACCCACACTCGGAGCAAGACGCTATGAACCTAACAGCGTTGGAGCGAGCATACGAATGGTATACATCAGGTCCACGTCAAAGGTTACAGCCAGGTGGAGCTATCGTTTGTGTAATGACAAGATGGAATACAAAAGATCTAACAGGACAATTATTAAAACATCAAAAAGAAGCAAAGTCAGATCAGTGGGAGCTGATTGAGTTTCCTGCTATCATGCCATCAGGTAAACCAGTTTGGCCTGAGTATTGGAAGATAGATGAATTAGAAACTGTCAAAGCATCGTTGTCAGTTGGTAAATGGAACGCGCAGTGGATGCAGAACCCAACTAGTGAGGAAGGTGCAATCATCAAAAGAGAGTGGTGGAACGTTTGGGAGAAAGAAGATATGCCAGCGTTAGAGCACGTCATACAATCTTACGATACTGCGTTTATGAAAAAGGAGACAGCCGACTACAGTGCTATAACCACGTGGGGTGTCTTTCGTGAGAATGAGGATAGTCCACAGCAATTGATACTGGTTGATGCACTTAAAGGTAGGTACGAGTTTCCAGAACTAAGACGTGTTGCAAAAGAGCAGTATGACTACTGGAAACCTGAAACAGTATTGATTGAGGCAAAAGCTAGTGGACTGCCGCTAACCTACGAGTTGAGGAATATGGGTATACCCGTAGTCAACTATACCCCGTCAAAAGGAAACGATAAGCATGCCAGAGTAAATGCAGTTGCACCTTTGTTTGAATCTGGTATGATATGGGCTCCTGAAGAAAAGTTTGCAGAAGAGGTAGTTGAAGAGTGTGCAGCATTTCCATACGGAGATCATGATGACTTGGTCGATAGTATGACACAAGCTGTGATGCGATTTAGACAGGGAGGTTTGGTACCACACCCTGAAGACTATGAAGAAGAAAAGATTATTAAAACTAAACGAACGTATTACTAATGATTAAAGGCAAAAAATTTGGACCCCCACCAAAAAGCGGACCTAATCCACAAGGCTTGAATATTGGATATAATACTGTTAAGACAGTCAAACTGGAGAAAATAAATGGCAGAAATAGACAAGGCCTTACCCAACGAGGTAAGAAAAGAAATCAATATTCCTAGTGAAGAAGATATACAAGTAGAGCTAGAGCAAGAACAAGAGCAGTTTACAAAAGAACCTGTAGAGGTTCAACAAAACGAAGACGGAAGTGTCGACGTAAATTTTGATCCATCTGCTGTAAACGTTCAAGGCACAGAGGGACACTTTTCTAATTTAGCAGAACTACTACCAGATGATGTCTTAGATCCGTTAGGAAGTAAGATGTATGAAAACTATCAAGACTACAAAGCATCTAGAAAAGATTGGGAGAAAACTTATACATCAGGATTAGAACTGTTAGGTTTTAATTACGACGATAGAACAGAACCATT